CCACCAGGGTCTGGCCGAGCCGAATCTGGCTGGTAGGTGCCGTCCAGTTCGTACCGGTGCCTGTCGCGTTATTTCCATTAATAGCAATCGTGCCAATGTTATAAATCATATTTTCTCCGGACATAAAAAAACCGCCGAAGCGGTCCAGGTTTCATTTATGCTTTTTGTAAATCGAGGCGATGGTAACGCTCATGCTCCAGTAAAATTGGTATTGCCAGGCGAGCCTAAAGATACATATCTGGAAGAACTGGTAGACTTAAGTCTGTAACCTGGTTATTCCCGAAGATGGCGTATTGATCAAAGCCAATATAAACGCCACCCTGAACCGATGCTTGTCCGTTCTGAATCTTTATTCCGTACATCCAGAAGGTATAAACTCCCCCATCTGTGTTGACGTTAAAACCATACCGACCAAGTGGCACATATCCATTGCCGATAGACACCCCCGACGTAGAGGGTTTCCACATCCCGCCCAGGAAGACAAACGGACGCTTAACAGTAGAGAACGTGCACTGCCCTGCCGCATTAAGGATAGTGAGGCCGTTCCCTGGTGTTGGTGTCACTCCGCTCGCGAAGATGACGATATCAATGGTACCGGTTGTGGGCCTGTGTCCACGCCCTGACGGCGGCTGGTAAAATCGTACGGTTGTTCCATCGAAGTCGATTGTGTTCCCGCTATTGCAGCGTCCAAAAACGACATAGTTGTTTTTGTCATAGCCACTGATTGTGGGCACAGCCCACCCGCCAAGAGGTACATTCACGGTCCCCTGCCAGATGCACTGCCCTGACTGAGTCGCGTTGGTAATTGCGGTAAAGTCCGTGCTTTCACTGATTAAAAGCCCGAACCCTGATTTCTGACCCACCGGAAAGATCTGCCAGACTGCCCCGGGGAAGGTATAGGTGCTGGCCTTTTCACCTGTATCGAAGGTCTTCATCACTGCGTTCTGTGTGACCCTTGCGCCGGACACCGTCACCGAATTCAGCTTGTGCAGCAGGCCGGTTTCAAGCCTGACCGTTTCGTAAGGCATAACGACAACCTGTGAACCTGCAACATAACCACTGATATCAACGTACTTATTCAGACGATACCCGCCAGGAAACCGCCCTCCAAAGGAAGGGCACCGCAATCCCGCGGTGATCTCCATCACCTTCGACCCGTCGTTATAATCAATTCTCAGTCCTGTTGGCATGATTACCACTTACCTAATCTGATGGTCCCGCCGCCGGGAATGGCAACGGTAACGCCGTTATCGTTAATAACCACCGTGTTACCGGTTCCGTTAAACGCAAAGTTGCCGTTGGTGGCATACAGGCTTCCCCGGACGGTAGCGTTATTAAATTCAGCGTTACCATTTTTGTTGATGTTCCAACCCACAGAGCCAGCAGTGAATGTATTCGACTGAATAAAGTTGCCGATCTTGGCATTGCTGATGGTTCCGTCCTGAATGAACGTATCCCGGATGAACGTTTGCCCGTTCTGGATCACGAATGGCAGCGTAACAGCCCCGCCAGCCTGAGACATCACCGCGAAACGGTCAGCAACAAACAGCACCTGTGACTGCATGCCGGACGGTGTATTCTCAACGCCGATCCCCATCCCTGCGGCGTACTGGCGTCCATTGGAGTCCACCGCCACCTTGATGTTGTACATCGCGCTCAGGTTGCCGTTTACATCAGCCACCGCCTGGGCGGTCTGATTAATAGCCGCAGTCTGACCGTTTACCGTAACCGTCAGGGAGTTGATTTTCGTGGCCGAGGCCTGCGTGAAGTTGGCCAGGGTCTCTGTCAGGTCAGTTGCATTGGAAACGTTGCCACCGGCAGACGCATCAAGCGTCACCAGAGCACGGGCAACCGCCTGGCTGGTATCTGCAATAGTGGTGTCGATGCGGTCGATACTGGCGCTGTTCCCGGCGTTGGTGGCTGTCTGGGATCGACGGCTGGTGACCTGCGCCAGGCTGTTCTGAATAACCGCGATAGAGGAGTTTTTAACGCCTCCCGTCATGCCATCCATTGAGACAGAGATTTCGTCAATCTTCACCTCGGCCTGTGCGAGACCATCGGCATTTTCCTTGATGGCCAGCGCCTGTTGCTCCAGATCGTCAGCGTTCTGTTTGATGTCGTCGGCCATATCGGCAATCTTCACGTTGCCGTCCATGGCGCTCTCAATCAGCTCCTTGAACGTGTCAGTTTCTTTGATGTCCTCAAGGATGGCATTGGTAATATCCGAGACATCGATGCTGGCCTGCCCGCGCACCCAGTCTGTGTAGTCACCCTGGTTGCCTATGCGGTCCACCAGCCTAGCTCGATACCAAAACTCCTGCCCTGCCTTCAGACCCATCTGTTGATACAGTTTCTGCGGGTAAGGCACTGCTGCCAGCAGCATAGGGTTTGAACCGTCGGCAGCGATGCTGTACTGAAGCTCTGTACTCAGAGTATCGCCAGTGTCTGCCGGGAATCCCCAGGTGATATTTATCCCAAATACGACATCTTCAGAGGCGGTAAGGCCAACCGGTTTAGGAACGTCACCAGTGCGGCCCTTCAGGTGCGTCAGCGGCGATGTTGCCCACAGGCTAGAGGCCTCACCGGAGTTTATGGCGCGAACACGCACCAGGTAGTCGCCCTCGAAAATGCCCGGCACTTCGATATTGCGCAGGCCAGTCTCTGGCACGTTGATCCATTCGTTATCACCGCGCTTCCACTGAACCCTGTAGGCGATAATATCAGCCTGAGGTTTGCCGTTTTTATCAAGTGGCGCATCCCAGGAGGCAGTTAATGTGGCCACGCGCTGACCCTGTCGAACCGCGTCATAGCTTGATACCAGAATGTTGGTTGGCTGATTCACGAGCCCGGTCGGAATCAGGCTTATTGGCGGCGTGTCCAGCCTGGCATTATTATCGACCGCATCATATTTCGACGCGTTGTACTCCGCACCGGTAATGGAGAACGTGTTTTCCTCATCGTTGAAAGTCAGATTCATTACCCGGAAATACTGCAGGCGCAACTGCCCGGCATCGATGACAAATACCGCATTCGGAAGAGGTAGTGCCGTGAAAGGAGTGGCCATAATCAGCTGGGTGCCGTTTACGGCCTGAATGGTGCGACTTTCAACGGTACCGCCTTGCGTGCGGATCATCAGCGTGTCGCCGGCAACCGCACTGGTGCCTCGGTCAATCGTTACAGCTTTTATGCCTGCGTCATAGGCTGTGACTCGTCCTCCATAAACGCGCCCCGACAAACGCTCGTCAGCAAACGCAAATACGGAACCGGGTAAATAAGCAAAGCCATCAAGTCCGGTTTGCAGCGTGATTAGGCGGTCGAGAGAGTTGGAGTAAACCGCCCAGCCACCGCGGCGCTGCGCTTCACTTTCACGTGTGCAGCCAATAGCCGTCAGCTGCGTTTGCTTGAATTTAAACTGCTTTACCAGGTCAGGGAACATCACTGCCGTGGTGCGGTCTTGGTAGTGATTCTCCGGGTCGCTGAAGTTAATCAGCGCGCTGGAGAAGCGAGTCTTTTCGCTACCACTCGAGTATACGGGCTTGCCTACCACTGATGCCCTGGTGAGGATCTGCAGCTTCGACGTGTCAGCCGGCATGTCGGAGACAACGTTAAACATGTTGTTGCCCCAGAAAGTCATGCCGTTAAAGCCAGCGGCAATATCCTTGATCACCTGCCAGGCATCCGCCTGCGACTGAATATAGACATCAAACATGAAGCGCGGCTCGGTACCGCTGCCACCTTTACCATCGGGAACTTTCTGGTCACAGCGCTGAGCTATACGGTAGAGCTCCCACTTATCCAGCATATCCGCCGTAACCCGGCGACCAAGCCCAAAGCGCGGCTCGGTCAGAATGTCGAACCATATCCACGCCGGATTGTTTGACCATCCCCATTTAAAAACGCCATCCCATGAGCCGCTATAGGTGCGCGCCACCGGGTCATAATTCGAAGGGATGCGGATCACTCGCCCTTTCGGTTTACAGGAAATCTTAGGGATGTTGTTAAACGATTTGGCGTTGAAAGAAACGTACAGCAGCGCGGTGTGTGGATAGCGCAGGCGGGCGTCGATCACCTCAGTGATAGCCTGCACCTGGGTTTTGTTCTGCAGCATTTGACTGGTGCTGTCAGCGGTATCGCGAACCACGCGGATCTGCCAGCCCGTGTTGGCTTTAGGCAAGTTGATACGGTGCGTGATTTCATATAACGAGCTGAGTTTCTCGGTCACCGTCTTGGTCATGACCGTTGAGTAAGCGCCGCCATCAACAGAAAGGTCGATATGGTATTTAACAGTGGTACCAACGATATCACCGTTATTTTCCTGCTTTTGAAGTCCGGGTATGCCAATACGCACGAGTACCGCGTCAATCTGGGTATTACTCAATGCGCGGGTCCACGGAGCAACTTTTGTCAGCGATACGCCAATGCTGGACTCGTTTTCTACAGCAGGAAATCCGGGAATCGGCGTTTGGGTCTGCGTGCCAGGGCGAAATTCCCACGAGACGTTTTCAAAGTTCATTGTCCCGTCAGGATTGCCCAGCGGGGTGCCATCAAGAAAGATTCGCGAAGCGTCGAGGCCACCAGCAAACTCCCCCTCACCAAGCGCCAGCAGCATGCGGCAGCGCGCCATAGACTGCGCAGAATCAGGCTGTTCTACAGGTGTGTGCTGCTTCTGACTACCACCCTTTGCACCAGTGATCGCTTCCATATTACATCCATAAAAAAAGCACCCTACTGGGTGCTTGGTATTCAGAAAGGAGATATCAGATGTCTTCGGCGACTATGCCTGCACTGATAATCGCCCCACCTATCTCGCGTTCGCCGTAGAGCAATGCCACCGGGTTACCCATTGCAAGTGTGTTAACCGCCCTGCCAAACGCATAGCTTGGTTTATTATCAGGATCGTCTCGCCCCTGCAGTCCTTTTGGTTGCGGTGAAAGCATCTGGTAAATCCCCCCTGCCATCATCCCAACGCCGGAAACCATCAAGGAAGCAGCCAAAGGAGATGCAGTACCTCCCGAGATCACTGTCATTACGATCCCGGCCACTACCATCACAGCCCCGAGAATGGTTTGGAAAACACCGGCCTTCTTCGACCCTTCCATTACAGGTGCAATTCGGATATCGCTATCGCCGCCGAGCTCTTTGAAGTCCTGGGCGCCTATGTTGCGTTTCCCACGAAACACCGCAAAGGTCATGCCGTTCTTTTTGGCATTCATCAGATAGTCTTCCAGACCGTCAAAGTTTACGCACAGGGCCTTTACGGCCTCTGAAGAGGTTTGCACCGCCAGCTTATGCACACGGCCGAACCGGGCGCCCAGCGCACCGTACAGTCGAATAGTGGTTAAACGCGCCATGGCTTTATCTCCTCTGGCAAATCTTTATGGCGAACACAAATCATCGTCCGATCTTTGAAATAACCGCGCGCATATGGCGTGATGCAGGATGGCTGACCATACAGGTGGTGCAACAGCTCGCCCTCTTCTGTGATGATCCCCGCGTGATTCCATTTGTCAGACTCAACTTGCATGATCACCATGCACCCTGGCGCCGGGTCGCACTCGACGAAACCTTCCCGCTCCCAGTTATCGAAATAGAGATTGTCAGGGTACTGGCTTTCCCACCACAGATACTCCACGCGGAAATCGTTCAGCGTGACGCCCTGCGTGGCGTGCCAGTCCATGACCAGCCCCCAGCAGTCGTGCGAGCCCAGGATGAACGGGCGGCCAATCAGCGGGATAGCATCAGGGGTGATCTCGACATATTCATCGCAATCCGGCGCGTAGATGCCCCAGACCACACCGGAGTTATTGCACTGCTGGCGATCGAGGTCTGAGGGGATTGCCCGCGCGCCATCGCCAGGATGGGAGTGAATGACGCGGACAATGGTCCCGATGTCCTCAGCATTCGCCCAGTGTTTACCATCAATACGAAAATGCTCTGTCGGGTTTTCGTGGCTGTTCGGCACCGGGATATAGCGCTGGCGTCGTCCGGACTGAATGATGAAGCCGCAGCTCTCGCGCGGGGATTCCTCCAGCGCATGCGCCCGGATGGCGGCCAATAGAGTTTTGTTCATTGCTGTGCCCGTTTAACGAGAGAATAAGACCGTAGCTGGGAAGCCGCCGAAATCGAGAACCGCAGTATTGGGATTTGTCAGCCCGGCGCCAAAGCGTTTACGGCAGTCGCTCAGGCAGCCTCCGCAAACATCCAGGGCCGGGTCTAATACGGGATTGCCCTTGGCGTCGAAATACGCCGTGCCGTTGTAGGTGCAGCCATCGCCGCTGCGATACTGACCGCGCAAGGCCCATTCACAGAGCGAGGTGATTTGCCGGGTGGGTATGACCAGGCTCTGCAGATCTGCCGGGCTGCTGAGCGTCCAGGTCACCACCTCGTCATCTTCCGAGGTTTTGGTATCAAGCCAGAAGGTCTGCAGGGAGAACATCGACGGATCGGCCGTCGCGTTCACGCCGCCCGGGAAGTTCACTACATCCAGGTAAACAGCGTAGGTGTCGATAATACTCACCTTCGCATTCACCATATCCTTGAATTGAAGGCATAACGCTGTGATGTGACCATCAAGGTTTGATACGCTGAGCTTAGGCTCTGCGGCCTGATCGGTTGAAAGCGCCAGGTCAGTAATCTGGAAAGGCCAGAAGTCATAAACCTTGCCGCCGAAGACGATTGGTTTTGGACCAAGCTTATTCTCATCACCATTCGCCGCGTCAATCTCTGCTGGCGTATGTGGAAATGGTGCGTAATGAAAGCGGTGGATCCCGCCGCTGAACTCCGAAGCATCAACTTCAACCAGGCGGACCCTGCCTCCCGGTGCCAGCTTCGCAGCCTGATCGACTAAAGACATTATGCGTACACCCCATAAGCCCGTTTGATAGTGAACGTCAGCTCAGCGAATTTGCTGCTGATCTGGTTTTTACGCACGGAGTCGGCGACAACGCGGTATAGACCCTTCTCTTCGCCCGGGGGCGTGATGATGAAGGCCTTCACAGTGTGAGCCAGGAGAAATGCACGTACTGCGTTAACCTCCGCCTCAGTGCCGGTATGTTTCATCGGCACCTGGATCGCCGTGGAGTTGATGCCATTATCGGCCGCCTGCTCGTAGCCATCACCAAACTGTGCCGTCCGTACCGACTGGCTATATTCAATAGGCCCAGCGCCGAGTTGGGAGGACCAGTTATAGGTTTCAACTGCCATATTTTTTCCATAAAAAAACCCGCCGAAGCGGGTTCGTTTTTTATTGAGCAACGCATTATTAATGCTTGGTGACTTAAGTTATTACGTGAGAAGTCAGCACTATAATTCTAAAAGTTTTGTTTGGAAATTTATTGCGTTTTATTACTCATTTGTACAGCTTTTTCTCGCTGCTGATTAATATCGTCAATACCTTCTTTAGCCTTGTAACTAGCGACTATTAGATATATGCAATAACATAACAAGAGAAAAATTAGCGCAATCCAAAACTTTTTCATAGAGAATGCCTCCTTGGAACTGTAGACTTAGACATTAACAGTTTTGGTTTCAGATATAACCTACTAAATCCCATAGAAGGTAGAAGGCCCACATCAAGAAATATGACGTTTTTTGCTATTGTATGGGTTTTCATTAGCTGCGTAGGTAAACTCGTTAAAATATGACTAAGTTCACCATACTGCATCGCGGCACCATAACAAAAATTTTGTTTTAAGGATCAAATGAATTGGATTTGGCTAATTGTTTTGATTGTCATCATTTGCGCCGGCGTGGCGCAGGATTACATAATTGAAAAAGCAGCAGAGCGCGTTACTACAATCAGACAGTCATGCGTTATTGGGCATGGTTGCTTGAATATGTAAGTCAAGTTAATAGCTGCCCTATATAAGCAAGGATAGTTAGTGGTCAAGAATCTTGATTATCTACCTTTGGTAAAGTTGTAAATCATGCCGCCAGGCTTAAGCTGTTTCTGAACAACCTGCAGAGCGGCATTTTGCATCTCATCCGCAAGAGCCCTGCCCATAGCATCGCCAGAACTGGCAGTATGAGCTGTTGCCGAACCACCAGCATCGACATTAACCGTGGTATTAATCACGGGCGCCATACCCCCGCCACCTTGAGCTCTAACTCCAAGCCGTCCAGCCGAATCGCGAGTGAGCGGCATGATAGCCTCCGCACCTGCTTCGGCAAATACGCCACCTTTTGCGAACTTCGAAGCGCCCTGAAAGGTGAAATATTGAGGAGAATCGTAGACCCCATTCGCATACTTGCTGAGGCCTGGCGAGTCGTAAACACCACCTTTGGCATTGAAGGTTACATTAGAAGCAGCGTTCGCATATGCCCCACCTGGAGTTGATCCACCACTTGCACTGCCGCTAATCCACCCCATGGCCGCCTGTACCGCGTAGGCAACCATTAGCCTGTTTGTCACCTCAACGATCATTTTTAGCATTGATTTGCCAAACTCTTTGACTGAGGCTTTTCCAGTCGTCATAAGGCTGGTAAGCATGTCGCTTAAGCCGGTCAGCGTTGAGCTGGCAACATTCTTCACGGCGTCATAGGTGTTCGTGGCGACATCAAGATATTCGTTCCAGCCGCTTATCGCGCCAGCTTTCCAATCACCGCGGAGCTTATCCTCTTCTGCGTAATAATTGCGAAGCGCAGCCAGCTCTTTTTCATAACCAGCATCTTCAAGCTTGCCCCCACTATTCACCCAACCTTGCCGGAGCTGAGCCTCTTCACGCAGACGTTGCGCCTGACGGCCGCTCAACCCTGCACTATCTCGTAGTGCAGCGGTCTTTTCAGACATCTGGGTAACATACTTCTGGGAGTTGTCCTGCAGCTTGTTCAAGCGCTCTTGAATAGCAATCTGATCACCCAATCCAGCATTAACCTCGGCCTGAGCCAATGCGCGGTCTTTGGTGGCCAGTAGCGCCTGCTCATCTTTCGAGAGCGTCCGGGTCTTGGACCCCTCCTCCAGAATGCTGAATTTCGAGATCAGATCCCATTGCTGCTTGCGCTGCTGGCTTATCACATCGTTGATATCACGATGCTCCTGAAGCGTTTTCAACTGTGCTTGCAGTGAGAGAGTTTCAGCGTTGGTGCTGTCCAAACTGCGCGTGCCGGTATCAATCTTAACCGCAGGCATTTTTGGGGTTTTGGCATCGGCGTAACGCTTTTCGATACCAGCCTTCACCATCTGGTACTCTGCCTCAGAATACCGGGATCTGTCTGCCGCGAGCTTTTTAAGCTCCGCAGCCCGCTTCATAGCGTTAGTTTCATACTGCTCGAGGTTCGCATTGCGGCGCTGCGATGCCTCAAGATCGCGTTGATTATCCTCAGCGGCTTTGGCCTTGGCAGCGGAAATGTCACTCTCCAGTGCCAGGGTTTTCTCTAATGCACTGATCTGCGATTTGGTCGAAGCAACCAGCGCCTCCTGGTCCTTACGGCGCTGTGCGGCAGCAGCATCCTGAAAGTTACTGCTTTGCCTTCCAAAACCGTAATCAGGGCTCGCCGTAGCGCTATTCTGCAGGGTATTTAAGGTTTTCTGCTGAGCTTTCAGCCGCTCTCGCAGCCCCTTAAGAGTATCCTCCGGCGTAACCTGGCGCCCGACGTTAAGCATCTGATCCCAGGCTGATGCTGCGCTATCTTTAATCGCCTTCCACAGCCGCTCGATATCACCCAGATTTTCTTTAATCTGGCTGGAGCGGGTCTTCATAGCGTTGGCGTAAGTATCCATCGCCAGTTTTGCTGCGCCGGTGGCGTCCCCCTGCTTTTGCAGAGCCACAATCTGATCGTAAATGGTCGCGTTCAGATAATGATATTGCTCATTGAGGGCAATGGATGCTTTGACCGGGTCATCAGCAAGCCGCTTGAAATCAGCGATAGTTTTATCGATAGCCTGGCCTGTTGCGCTCTGCATGGCCACGGCTGAAGCTGCCACAACCTCCAGGGCGTTGCCCTTGAAGGAGCCAGTGGCGAGAGCTGCTGATAGTGCCTGGGCGGAAGCGGCAATCTTTCCGGAACTCCCGCCAATACGTTCTGCCATATTCGCCAGGTCGGCGGCTGTTTTCCCCGTGTAGCTCCCGGTCAGGATTAGTTGCTTGTTGAATTCACTCGCTTCCTGGCTGCCCTTATACCAGGCAACTGCCAGCGCACCTGCGCCAACAGTTAAGCCGGCAAGGCTGAGGGTGAGAGGGTTAACAAAGCCGATCAGCGTACGCAGGTAATCGCCAACCCCGGTCAGCGCACCTTTAACCCCGCCAAACTGGTCTTTGATCTGCCCACCTTGCTGGAGAAGGATCAGGAACGGAGACTGCCCACCAGCAAGCTGCGTAGCAATGTCGGTAAACTGTGCCGGCAACGTACGCATTGCTGCGCTGTACTGCCCCACAGAGATACCGGCGCGGCGTGCGGCGGCCTCCTGTCGGGATAGCGCCTCAGGCAGCACGTCGGCTACACCTGATAGTCGCTCACGTGTCTGATTGAGGATGGTATTGAAATGTTCGAACTGCGCGCCGTTAATGCGGCCAGCTTCGAAATGCGCTACCAGCTGCGCATGCTGCTCATCCAGTGAGTTGAAAGCGCGAATCGTCGGATCGATGGAGCCCAGCAGGTTCTTCAGCGCGGCTGATTGCTTCTCTGCCGCCTGGGTGGCTGCCAGTGAAGCCTGCGCCTTCGCTGCAGCTTCGCCGGTATCCGTCAGCCTTAACCGGGTATCGTCCAGTATTTTGTTATAGGACTGGAAGGTGTCAGTATCCAGAAACCCCTTACTCTGGAATTTCCTTAACGCCTCCTGCTGTTCATCCAGGCGGTTCAATGCTTTGGTGACAGGATCGATATTTTCCAGCAACCCTTTGAGCGCGTTCTGCTGCTCCTTGATGCCTTCACTGCCCTGCTTTGCAGACTCAGCACCAGCGCGGAACACGCTGTTAAGGTCATCCGCTTTATCGACAGCACCGGCCGCCGCCTGACCGAGTTTATCCAGCTCATTACTGGCTGTTTTCAGGTCAGAAACATCGGCCCGCAAAGTAATCGAGGCGATCTGGTCAGTCATTATTTCGTCTCCTTGTGCATTACTTTGAGAGCCTCGCTTTCCATAATCTGAAGGTCAGCCATGCAGGCCGCCGCATCCTCAACCCCGTGTAACTCAAACATCCAGGGGAGAACGTTGTAATCAAGGCCGGTTGCCCCGCCCGCGCCGACGCGCCACTGGGTCGCCAGCGCAGAGAAGATGGTGAATGATTTCCATACCGACGGCAGGATCCCCACCTCTTCCTCCACGTCTTCAGGCGTCAAACCAAAAGCGCTCAGTTCCACGAGAGTCGGTCCTGGCGTATACAACGCTGCGGCGACCTGCCTCAGTTTTTTTCGCGGATACCCATCAGCTCTTTGGTGTAGGCCAGGCCGATGCTGTCGTATGCGCGCGGGTAGTTCTTCAGGAGAACGATCACGTTATCGCGGTTGAACTCGTCAGGCAGGGCCCAGCCGTCAATGACCTCCATCAGGTAGTCTGCCTGTGGCCCTGTCAGGTCCTTTTTACCTTCAGCGGCTTTGTGCAGCTCCTCGTCCATAACGCGCAGCTCTTCGAGCGTCTTATGGCGGAAGGTAAAGGTCAGTTTGCCGTCTTCGGCACCGGCGCGAGGGATGCCGACAGTAATGGAAAAAGTTGGGTTTGGAATCAGAGAGAATTTGGACATTTAGATATCTCAGAAATGCCCGGCGAACCGGGCTGGTTGTTTAGCTGATGGTGACGGTGCAGGCAGCCGAGGTGATGGTCTTGCCCGCGGCATCTGTGACTTCGCAGGTATAAACGCCGCCATCACCCGATGCCACGGAGGCGATGTTGAGCGTTGAAGCGGTTTTGCCCGGGATAGCCGTGCCGCCTTTCTTCCACACGTAGGTATAAGGCGCAGAACCACCCTGCATGACCACAGCAAGGTCAAGCGCTGAGCCAGCAGCGACCGATTTGGTTGCCGGCAGGTCAGTCAGGAACGCCAGCGGCGTCACAGAAGAATCAGCGATCGGGTAAATCTGCATGTCTGATTCGAAGTTCATACGCGCTTCATTGCTCTCAACGGCGTTGATTTCCGTGCGAGGAACGCGCTGGAAGGACACTTTGGCTGAGTAGAAACGATCGGCTTTACCGCGCGGGTTGTGGAACCAGACCGCCGTAGTATCGCTGGAGTCGTCCAGGTCAATGAGGCGTTTGTAGATAGCCAGGTTCGGGTCATGGGCGAAGGTATAGACCTGGACCACGGCGTTTTTAAACGTCGGGATGGTACGGGCCTTATCATCTTCCAGGAACTGCACGCTGATGGTCTGCTGGTCGCCGCCTTCGGTGGACAGCGTCATTACCTGCGGCATGGTGATCCACGAGTCGATTTTACGAAGCTTGCCGGCACCGGTGCCCGCCGGGAATTTCCTGGTGTCAGAGGTATCAAATGACTCCAGCACGATTTTGGTACTGGTGACAGATTTAACGCGCAACACCATGTTATCGAGCTTCAGCCAGCCAGAGCTGACCTGGACAACGTCACCAGTAAGAATGCCGGCAGAGGACGCAACGGTCAGTTCGCATTCCGTCGCATTGGTTGCTGCTGTGAAAACAATCGGCGCAAGATAGGCCTTGGCCACGTTAACTCGTGACCCGTTAGGGATTGCGAATGCCATTGCATTCTCCTGATTTTGGGTAATAAAAAACCCGCCGGATGGCGGGTCAGTAATCAGCGCGGTACTGCATGCTGATGGGGATGGTATAGGAGATGGAGCCGCTACTGCCGCTGGGGGCCGAGGTAGGCCGGTCCTGAATGGGCTGGCGCACCTGCGGAGGCCCGTTGATGTAAACCGTCAGGTCTTCATGAACCAGCGGCAACCCTTCCGGAAAGGCATCAGCAATAGACTGAGCAAGCGCCCTGGCCGACGTCACTCCGGAGTCGGCAGGCAAGATGATATTGAGCTGGAGAATGCCCTGATACGTGCGCAGCTGGCCCGCCAAATCCTGCCCCACGGTTTGCGCCGGTAAAACATAAACGCGGAGGTATGGCGCATCGGGGGGTTCGAAAGCAAGGTTCGGCCAGGCCACTGGCAGCTCAAGCGACGAGCAGATAACCGCAACGCGACTCTCGAGCAGACCAGCGATACGCATTGACTGGTCACTGACCATTGCGCACCTCGCTCATAGCCTCCCGGAAGTACTGTGCCGCATCCAGCGCAGTAAGGCCGACCATGCCGCCGGGCGCCTGGCTGGAGTGCCCGTTCTCCAGCGCCTGCGCATATGGCAGGTTATTGGTGAAGTAAATCGAGCTGACATGCCCCACCCTGAACACCTCGAGCACCGCCATGCCACGGGAGTTTGAACCTTGGCCGGAAGCATCCGGTGTATCGTTGGACTGAGTAGGCTGGCTGTCGAAACCCACATACCAGTTGTTTTTGAAGCGCCCGCCGACATAGCCCTCAGGCTTTTGAATGTCCATCGAGTCATTGACGCGCAACCCGCGCTTAAGCCGCCCTGCCTTCGTCAGGTTGGCCGGATTTTCGCGCAACGCCGCGTTATGCTCTTTCACCGCCGTGTTGTAAGCCGATGCCGTCTGGTTAACCTCCCAGATATCAGGCTGACCGACGGGTGACATTTCAACCAACCGGCCCAGTATTTTGATACCTGTCCGGCGTACAACCTGGTCCATATCCTGCTTTGAACTATCAACGAACAACTGAATAGCAGCCAGAAACGGTTGGTTTGCAGTGCTGGCCATAATCAGGTCCTCAGCTGGATGTTGTAAGAGATCAGCACGTCTGCAGGCTTAACCGGATTCGGCTGTACAACGCGCCACTTTTTGCCGTCGATTTCGATGTGATCACCGATACGCACTTCCGTTGTAGCGGTGGCCGCCAGCTTCTTATCGCCAGTGGCAATCAGCGAGCCATCGATTTCACGGGAGGAATACTCAGTGACAACGCCTGTGACGGTCGCAGTGACAGGAGGCATTGTGACCTCCTTCCCGAACTGATCGCGGATGGTGCTGCCGGCGCGGGTCAGCGGGTAGGCCTTCCCGTTTTCGGTCAGCAGTCGTGTCGCGGTGTTTCGCATGCGGCGGTAGTCGATTGGCATATCACCCCCTTTCGATGCGGATCTGATTGCCGCCAACCACCAGCCCGCGCAACGAGGAATAGAACCAGGGGAATGACGGTGCCGCCTTATTCGTACCCGGTTCGTACTGAACCGTAACTGCGCCCTCGACGCGCTCCATCGTTACCGCCCCACCACCAGCGACCGAAGGCGTGAGGTCAATCTCCTGCGACTCGATAGCCAGGCGGCATTGCGCATCAACCACACGCTGTGGGATGGTGTCATCTGGTAGGTCAGCGCCGTCGAAGCGCACGCCCGCGCGCGGCCACGACAGCGGCTGTGATGCGCTGGTACGCTGGCCGCGCCATGTCTTGCCTTCCAGATAGTCCATTGCCTGCATGAGCATCTGGCTACATTCGCCATCATCCGCAGGAACGGCATATCCGCGCCCCGCCGCGAATGTGCGCAGGTCAATAACGCTGGCGTAGCTGTTGAAGTCAGGCGAATGGGGATCGGCAACCAGCATGGTTAATCCTCCTGACGCCAGTCCAGCGCCAGCCAGTTATCCACTTCGTCAGGATGAACCTCAGCGCTCAGCGGGCCGCCGGGAAACTCTGGGGTATCACGCACCATTACCACCAGATCAATACCCTGCGGTTCCTGCGGTTC